TCCAGCCTGAAGAACGGCATCGTGCTCAGCAGCGCGCAGCGCGGCTCCTTGAGCACCGCCACCTTCGCCAGCCTCACCGGCGCACCCAGCAACAACCTGGCCGGCGCCATTGCAGCCGCCAAGACCCGCGGAACCCGCTTTTTCTGCAACACGCGCTTCATCCGCGGCGCCCTGGCCCTGCTGGCCAACGCGCACGGCTCAGCCGCCACCGGCACCACCTACTGCGCCTGGTACAGCGCCGGCAGCACCAACTTCCCCAAGGGCTGCAACAACAACGCCAACGGCGACACCAACGACGCCGCCATCTCGTTTGTGGACGACGGCAATGGCACCTACAACACCGGCCGCACCGGCAGTGCCAACTTCATGGCGCGCACCACGCACAACGGCATGATGTGCGGCGTGGCCGACTTGAACGGCATCGTGTGGGAAACCGAGCTGGGCTTCACCAGCAACGGCACTAGCTTCTTCATGCTCAACACCGGCGTGGACGTGGGCACCATCACCGGCGGCACCACCCTGGCCACTGACGCCTGGGGCGCCACCGGCCTGGCGGCCATGTACACCAACATCGGCGCCACCTACGAGAGCCTGACAGCCAGCGCCAGCAACAAGACCTATGGCAACGCGGCGCAGGTGCTGAGCGCCTCCACCAGCGGCACCGCCTGGGGCTTTGCAGGCCTTGGAATCCCGCTGTCTGGTGGCGTGGGCGGCAGCAACCAGTTCGGCAACGATTACCTGTACGACGCGCGCCCGAATGAGCTCTGTGTGCTCTCTGGCGGCCTCTGGAACTTCGGCAGCGATGCCGGGGTCTGGGCGCTGGTCTTGGACGGCGACCGCGGCAGCTCGAGCGGCGGCTTCGGGTTCCGCGCCGCCTCTTACCTGTAACTCTGAGGCCCTGAGCGGTAGCGACTGGGCCTGCCTCCAACACCATGAGCCACCCCACACGCAGCATTCACGCCCAGGCCGGCTTGCACCGCAAGCTGGTGCTGTTCGGCGCGCAGCTGGAGCTGTACCTGGCTCATTTCCCGTCGCATCACAAGTACGTGATGGCGCAGCAACTGCGCCAGGCCTATGTGGACGTGTACAACCTGGTGACCGAGGCACAGAAGCGTTACCACAAGCGCACCACGCTCAGCCAACTCGACGTGCGCCACGAGCAACTGCGCATGCTGCTGCTTCTGGCGCACGAGCTGGGCTTGTTCAACTTCTCCAAGGGCAAGCAAGACGCCGAGCAACCGGGCGAGCACCGGGCGCTGGTAATGCTGCGCCTGGTGGACGAGCTGGGCCGCATGATCGGCGGCTGGCTGCAAAAAGAATCGGCCCCGGGCGGTGACGCCCCGGGCCCGCTGCCTGCGGCCGCCGCAGCAGCGCAAGAATCCGGCGAGCGAGAGCTTGCCGGTGCGGTAGGGGCTTGACATGCTCTGTGTGATCTCTGGCGGCAACTGGAACAACGGCAGCAATGCCGGGGTCTGGGCGCTGAACTTGAACAACGACCGCGGCAACTCGAACGACAACATCGGGTTCCGCGCCGACTCTTCGCCTGGCCTGCCCCATGCGGCAACAGCCGACCGGCAAAGAGGGAGCCCCCGTCGCGGCTGGTGCCGAAATCTTCCGCTGCAGCGCCCTTCAGTAGCCCGCACGCCGGCCCATGTTGGCCGCAGGGCGACCACTGGCGCCGCAGCACCTACACCTGGCCGGGGCGCCGCATGAAGCGCCACGGCAACCTGCTGCACCTGTACGCCACCGAGCCCGCGCTCATGGCTGCCTACCAGCGGGCGCGCGAGCAAAAGCGCAACAGCCGGGGCTGCTTTCTGTTTGAGCGCAACCTGGGCGCCAACATTGCCGCCCTGTGCAGCGAGCTGCGCACCGGCACCTACCAGCCGCAACCGCTGAACCGATTCTGGGTGAACGACGGCCGCAAGCCGCGCTTGATCGAGGCGCCGTCTTTCCGCGACCTGGTAGCCCAGCACGCCGTCTACGCCGTAGTGGGCCCGATCTTCGAGCGCCGCTACATCAGCACCACCTTCGCCTGCCGCAACGGGCTGGGCACCCACGCCGCGGCTGACTGGCTGCAAGCCGCCATGCGTAGCGCCCCGCGCACCGCCTGGACGCTGCACGTCGATGTGCGCAAGTTCTTCTACAGCGTAGACCGAAGCACGCTGGCCGCCATCGTCCAGCGATTCGTCAAGTGCCCCGCCACCTTGCACCTGTTGCACCTGTTTGCCCAGCGCCCCGAGCCTGTGGGCATTCCGATCGGCAACCTGATGAGCCAGACCTTTGCCAACCTGTACCTGCACACGCTGGACGACTTTGCCAAGCGCACGCTCAAGGTGGCCGACTACGGCCGCTACATGGACGACGCCGTGATGATCGCACCCAGCCGAGCGGCGGGCATACAGTGGCTGGAGGCCATCCGCCACCACCTCAGCCTGCTGGGCTTGGCCATCAGCCACCACAGCCTGCAACCGCTGCGACGTGGCTTGAACTGGGTGGGCTACCGCACCTGGGCCCGCGCCCGGTTCGTGCGCCCGCACCTTATCTCAGCCATCCGTGCTGATGCCCGCGCCGGCCGGCTTCAGTCCATCGTTTCACGCCTGGGCCACGCGCGCCACACGGCATCTCATCAACCCCTCGTCCACTACCTGACGGAGCACCACCATGCCCTCTCTCATCGCCTACCGCAAAACCATCACCGCTATCAACACCTTCGAGCTGCGGCTGCCTGAATCCGCCCCTGGCCAGCGCCAGGGCCAGGAAATCGCCACGCTGCCCGATGGCCGCACCATCGTCTGCCTGGACGACGGCGCCACGCTGCCCGCTGAGCAGCCCGCGCAGATCGCCGCCAGCATCGAAACACTGCCCAGCCCGCTGCCCGTGGAACTGCGCAACGCCATCCGCACCGCCAGTCCGCACGTGAAGCTGATTGACCGAAAAGTGGTCGAGCAGATCCGCCAGCGCTACAGCATTGACGACGAAATCAAGCTCTTGCGCATCGCCCCCAGCGCTGAAACCACGGCGTGGAACGCCTGGGCGGAAGCCTGCCGCGATTGGGGCCGCGCGGAGAAGGCCAAGCTGGGTCTGTGAGCCAGGCCACCCCTGCATGAAACCCCTGCGCCTCCTGGCCGCAGCCCTCACCCTCAGCGCCGCCGGCCTGGTGGCGCTGACGCAGGACGAGGGCTATACCGACCAGGCCGTCCGCCCCCTGCCCACTGACCGCCCCACCTACGGCTTCGGCAGCACCTGGCGGCCTGACGGCTCGCCCGTCCAGATCGGCGACACCATCCGCCCACCCCAGGCCCTGGCCCTCACCCTGCGCGAAGTGCGCAAGGGCGAAACCGCGCTGCACCGCTGCGTCACCGCGCCGCTCACGCAGGGCGAATTCGACAGCCTGGTCAGCCTGGCCTACAACGTGGGCGCCGATGCCGTGTGCCGCAGCACCATGGTGCGCCTGCACAACGCCGGCCAGCACGCCCAGGCCTGCGCCGAGTTCGATCGCTGGGTCTACTTCCAGGGCCGTGACTGCCGCGACCCCGCCCACCGCTGCGGCGGCCTGCCCAAGCGCCGCGCCGCCGAGCGTGCCATGTGCGAAGGCCGCCCGTGACCCGCGCCCTGCTCGCTTGCATCCTGGTGTCGCTGGCCCTGGCCGGCGTGCAAACCTGGCGCCTGCAGCGCGCGCAGCTCACCGCCGCCGATCTGCGCACCGAGATCCAGGCCCAGCGCCGCCAGGCCGCCGAAGACCGCGCCCAGGCCGTGGCCGCCAGCGCCAGCGCAGCCGCCGCCTACCGCAGCATCGAGCAAGCATGGATCACCAAGCACCAGGAGATTGCCCGTGACGCCGAAACCCAAGCCCGCGCCCTGGACGCTGCCCGCGCTACTGGCCGCATTGCTGGTGACGGCCTGCGCCACCGCGCCCAGCAGCTCGCCGCCACTGCCGCCTGCCCCGCCCCCACCCCCGCAGATCCCGCCCCTACCCCCAGCAGCCCACCAATCCCCAGCCCCGCCACTGTGCTCGCCGACGTGCTCGGACGGCTGGAGGAAGCTGGTCGAGAGCTTGCTCAGGTAGCGGATGCAAGGGGCACCGCCGGGGCGGCTTGTCAGAGGGCGTATCAGTGGCTCACTCAATGAGCCCCGACTGTGGGGATTTCTGCCCAACTACCCCCTTCAAACGCCTGTTTTGCGCCTATTTCCCCAGGGCGCTTACCTCGTAGCGCGGGTGGCGCATAGGATTCGAAATCCGGCGTACTGGTTCTCCAGTACCGAGGGTTCGAATCCCTCCCTTTCCGCCAAAATCAACAACTTAGCGCGCTTTCTGAAGTGACGCTAAGGGGCCGAGGCAGCAGGCACTGTGGGGAAATCCTCCCAAGTCAGGCCCGCTTGCGGCCAATTTGGCCCACAGCGGCCGCCAGGGTGTCGGCATACAGGTGCGCGTAGCGCTGGGTGCTGACCGGGCTTTTGTGGCCCAGAACTTGGCCCACGGTAAACAGCGGAACCCCTGCATTGGCCATCTCGCTGGCCGCGCTGTGGCGCAGATCGTGAAAGCGCACGTCCCCCAGCCCTACCTTGGCCGCGGCGCGGCTCCAGGCGGCCTGCACGCCGCGTTTGTGGCCCGTCAGGGGTAGGTGCTTGAGCAGGTGGCGGATGCGCGGGTGCGCGGGGATGATGCGCGGCTGGCCGTTCTTGCTGTCGGCCAGCACCAGCAGGTTGTCTTGCGCAGTGACGTGCCACAGCTCGCCCAGGCGCATGCCGGTGTAAAAGCACACGCGGATGGCGATCTGCGCCTGCCAACTGCCGCAGGCGCGGCACGCCTTGAGCATGCCCTCGCGCGTGAGGTACACCTTCCGGGCGTTGCGCACGGCCGGCATCAGCATGCGGGCGGTGGGGTCGGTGTCGGTAAGGCCGTGGCGCTTCCACGCCCAGCGGCAGGCGGCCTTGAGCAAGGCCAGGCGGTTCTTGATTGTGGCCGGGCCGGCGTCAGCGGCCTTGATGACCTCTTGGGCCACTGTGGGCAGATCGCTCATCGGGCGGCCCTGCCAAGCCCAGGCAATCGCGCCCAGGTGCTCGGCGGCGCTCTTGTAGCTCTTGAGCGCTGTCTTGTCGGTGAGGTAGTGCTTGACGGCCTGGTCGATCAGAGGTTCGTCGCGGGCGATGCCAGATGCAAGGCCGTACAGGCGCGCGGTTTCGGCTCGGTCGAACGTGTCAGCCTGGGCTTGACTCCAGCCTTGCGGAAGCAGTCGAGTAAGTCGGTGTCGGCGGCCCGCAATGTAGCGGTCGAACTCAAAGCGCCAGCGCTTGTCAGCTTTTGACCAGTAGATCGACATGATGCGAGGTAGCTTTCCACGTCAGCAGGGGCAAACCGCATGGCGCCGTCGTTTGCGCCCACGCGGTAGCAGATAAGCCGCCCAGAATACGCCAGGTCGTACACGGCCCGGCGGCTGATGCCCAACTGACGGCCCACGTCGCTTGCGGTGAGCAGCATGTCAGTGAATCCCGTGGTGCTGCTCAGTCGCCCGCACCAGCGCCAGGCCGCTGTGGGCGCGGGCCAGGGCGCGGGCTTGCTGGTCGGCCATGCGGTGCTGGCGCAGGTGCAGGGGCTCCCAGCCGTCGATCAGGGCCAGCTCGTGCTGTGCGGGCGGAAGCTGCAGGTACCGGTACCAACTCTGGCCCTGCACCAGCTTGCGCCAGGCGGCGGGCAGTTGTGGGTCGTCCGTGGTGGTGCGCAGCGCCTCGGCCTGGCGCTGCAGCTCGGCGATCTGGTGCTCGATGTGGGTGAGGTCTTGGGTCATCACTTCGGCTCGGGCTGGGTGGTCGTGGTGGGTGTAGAGGGGTTCCACCCAGCCTTTATGGTTTGGGTTGCGCTTGTCCCATTCATTACGGTAGTTCTCGTTGTCGTCATAGGTGCGGTAGTCGTATCCGCCCTCGCCGTCAAACGTGCGCCACGCCACCGGTTCCTGCGCCGGCTGCTCCCGCTTCTGCTCCATCGCCGCCCACCATCCGGCGCAGTAGGCCAAGCGCTCGGCCTCGGTCTGAGCTTCGGGCGGGGGCTTCGGCTGCTCCACGTTGGGCTGCTCCAGCGCGGCCTCAAGCGTGGCGATCAGATCGTTCAGTTCCACGGCGTCCATATCGTGGCCACTGCTCCACTTGCCCAACGCCTCCAGCGCCTGCTGGGCTGCGGCACGAAGATCAGTCATGCTTCACCCCTTTGCTGTCAACCAAGCCGCGCCGGGAGGCACGATCAAGATGCCTTGCGGATCACTCCGAACGTCGCGCACATCACGCGGATCACCCGTGTACGGATTGAAAAACACAGGCGTCGTGTAGTGATCCTTCGGCGCGACCCATCCGGTTGCGCGCTTCGCAGGCTCCTGCACCGGCTGCTCCAGCGCGGCCTTGAGGGCGGTGATGGCTGCTTCGTGCTTGCGTTTACGCAGGAAGCGCCGCATGCCAAAGCCTTCGTCCGGCACCCAGGTTTCACTCTTTTCCAACGCCTCCAGCGCCTGCTGCACCGTGGCGCGGGGTAGGGTCACTTGATCCATGCCCACAGCCCCCAAGTTGCGAGCGCCAGCATGGCGACCAGGCCGAAGATGGCCAGCACTACCAGCAGGCGGCCGAAAAGCTCTAGGCCGCTGCCGTCATCCGGGTTGTCTCTCACTTCAAGGCTCCTTCGTCGTCTTCAGGTAGTTCAAACCGCGTCACGCCCTGGCGCTTGACGAACTGGCGGTGGCTGTAGCCGTAGTTCTCTTCGGGGCAGTGCTGGGCGGCGTTGATGTGCCAGGCGCACAGGGTGTCCCAGGCGCCGGTGGCGGGGATGCCGGGCCGCTCGGGGCGGGGGCCGATGCGCAGGCGGTCGCCTACGTCCAGGCAGGGCGTGGGCAAGATCCAGCCCTTGGTGTGGCTCGTCCAGCGCCATTCCGGGTTGATGCCGCGGCGGCGCAGCACCTGGTGCAGGCGCTCCAGCACCGGCCGCTGGCGTGAGGGCTCGCGGCGGGGGACTAGGGAGAGGGTGAGTTGGGTGCTCATTGCGGCCCCTGCACGTGTGCCCAATGCGTCACGCCTTCCACCACCGCGCCAGATGCAGCGTCAAACCAGCAGCCGGCGGCGTCGTCCCACCAGCCGCTGTACCACTCTTTCGATTCAAACCAGCACAGCACTGTGATATCCGCGTCGGGCTTGGTGGCCACGGGTATCCAGGTCAGGGTTTCGGTCATGCGTGCTCACCTCAACGCATGCCGCGTGATCCCCACGATGCCGTTGGGCAAGCCCTCCGCGCCCAGGTGCTTGACGTTGGCGTCTGGCGGGGTTTCGAGGAACTTGCTGCTGTCCTGGCCGGTGACCTTGAGGTAATCAATCTCCACCTTCGCGGTGTCCACCAGCACGCCGGCCACCTGGGCGACGGCGCGGGCCCGGTCGGGCTCCATGGGGTTGTCGCGGTCGCGCAGGGCGGCCAGGGTGTCCATCAGGTGGCTGCGCAGTTGGTCGATGTGGGGCGATGCGCTCATGGGCGGGGTTCCTTCTGGCTGTCTTGCTGGGTGATGCGGTTGACCTGGCGCGTGATGGCGCCCTTGAGCTGGATGAGCCGCGCTACCTCGGGGTGCCTGACGGTGGGCGCGTTGCGGCGGCCGTTCTCGGCCTGGCTGATGCACTCCAGCCGGTCCACGGTGATCTGTTCGAGCACGTTGCTGAACATGCCCGGCCGGAAGACCACCAGGTGCCCGGGCGGAATGGGGCCGTGCGCGGCCTCCCACACGATGCGGGCCACGGGCTTCCAGCGCCTGGCGGGCACCAGCGCGGGGTCGTCCGTCATCTTGCGCTCCAGGTACCCGTCTTTGCTGAGCCGGTGGCTGCCGATCGGCACGTAGTTGCGCGCCTCCTCGGGCTTGCGGCCGGGCTTGAACTGTGTGGCGCGGCAGTTCGGGTGCAGGCCGGTGCTGCCGGGCACGCCCTTGTTGTGCGGCACCACGCCGGGCTTGAACTGCGTGGCCGTCATGCGCGGGTCACGCTGGCCGCGTTGAATGCGCCCGCTCAACTGGCTGGCCAGGAAGGCGGCAGACTTGTGCAGGCCCAGCACAGTGGCCTTGGAGTAGACAGGCCCCAGCGAGCAGCCCAGCGCCTGCGCCACGAGCTGGGCGGGCATGTCAGGGTACAGCTTGCGCAGCATCTGCTCACGCTCAGGCGTCCAGCGGAAGCGGGGGGCGTTGATGTGGCGGGATTTGGTCATACAGCCTCCCCCTCCAACGCCTCCGTGAGCATCTCCCTGATGCTCACCAACTGATGCCTCGTCTCCACCAGCTCCCCCAGCGTCTGGCCGTACACGCTCAGGTGCCGGTCAATCGCCGCGCCTTGTTCCTCCAGCAGCGCGGCGGCGCGCACCAGGGTGGCCAAGTCTTTGGCGGTGACCTGGTGGCCGCGGTGCGCCACGATGCGCAGGCGCTGGGCCAGGGTGCTGGCGGCGGCGCGGTGGGGGCTGGGGGTGTGCTTCACGCGGTCACCTCTTGCGGCGGATGCACCACCCGCGCCCCGGGCTCACCACCGGCCAGGGCGCGGCGCACGCGGTGCTGCACGGCTTCACCGGCCGCGAAGCGCTCGGCCTGGGTGATGCCGCTCATCAGCTCCACCCAGCCGGCGCGCAGCTCGTGCAGAGCGGCCAGTTCACTGGCACGCGCAGCACGCACGCCGGTGGCGCGCTGACGGTCCAGGATGGCTTCGCAGGCGTCTTGCGCGGCCTGCACGATGCGCCCCGGGTCATGCGCCTTGCGCATGCGCACCAGCTCTTCCACCAGGTTGACCGCATCGAAAATCTCGCGCCAGTGCGCCTGGCTGGCCTGGCCCCGGGCCACGGCGCGCACGGCGTCGTCAATGGCCAGCGCCCACAGGGTCTGGTCATCCCGGCTGAGCCAGGCCACGCCCTGGATGGCCACCAGGTGGGCCGTGGGGTTGACGCCGCGGGGGCGGTATTTGCTGCGCTTGCGGGTCATATGTAGGCAGCCGGGTCTGGCGCGCGCAGGCTCATAGGCTCACGCTCGCCGATGCACCACGTCGCCATGGCGCCGTCCAGCAGGCCGTGCAGGCCGGCGAAGTGCTCGCCGTGGTTGTGGATGTCCACATCGGCCTGCAGCGCCAGCACCTGGGCCTCACTGGCGTGGCTGCGAACGGCTGCGGCCTGGTGGCGGTGCAGGCGGATGACCTTGCCGCCCACCTGGTGGACCCACCCGGCCTCATTGGCGAAGCGGCAGTCGCTGATGACGATGCGGTCATGCACGGGCGTCTGATCGCCACACCTCTGCCCAAACACCGGCAGGCCTAGGCGCAGCGCCAGGTGCCGCACCCACACGTCCTGGTGAAGCTGGCGGCCCACCTCCGTGCCCAGCGTCTGCATCAGCGCGCGGGCGCTGATGCCCAGGCCGGGGATGGGCTGCTCTTTGTGGGCTCGCTCGGTGAGCCAGCGGTGGTCAATGCCGGCTTCTTCCAGAAGAAGCAAGGCCATCGAGCGGATCGGGTCTGCAAAGCTGGCCTGCACGAAGCCGTAGCGCTCCACCAGGTAGAGCGCGGCGGTGTCTTTGCCCGCCCCAGCGTGGCCTGCGATGCCGATGACGATCGGGTCGGCCAGCGGGTGGATGTGGTGGGCTTGGGTCATGCGGGTTCTTTCACCGCCTGGCAGGCGGGTTCCTCGGTGAAGATTTCGGCGCAGCCCCGCAGGAACACGTCCATGCTGCCGGCCAGGGGTTCGATGGCGCGGCCACGTGCAATGCAGGCTTTGCCAGCCACCAAGCGCTTGCGCATCAGCGTCGCGGCCTGTTCGCCGGCCGCTCCCATGCCGCAATCCACCACAGCGTGGACGCGCACGGCGCTGCTGAAGCTCTGTTTCAACACCACCCGCACCTGTGCCTGCGCCGCGGCCGGCGCGTGTGCTGGTGGTGCGGATGTGCACCGGAAGGTGCGCTCGACCACGCCGTGGATGGTGGCGCTCATGACAGCGCCACTCCCACCGCAATCACCGCCCCCGCCAGCACGATGGCCAGGAACGCCTGACCAGCCAGGCGCAGGATGCTTCGATCCAGCGCCTGCTCGCAGGATTGAGGGCACGGGCAGGCCACGCGGCCTTGCTGGCAGGGCCCGGTGCAGCCGCCGAAGTGGGGCAGGATGGTCGGCTCGGCGCCGTCTTGAAAGTGGTGCTCCATCACGCGCTCCACCAGTGCGCAACGGCCAGCGCCAGGCCGATGCCGATGGCGCAGGCCAGGAGGACGGAGCCCACGCTGTCCATGCGACGGCTGCCGCGCTCGATAGCGTAGGCGTGGCGGGCGTCAGCCGGGAAGGCTTCGGCCAGCGTGCGGGGAAACTTGCGGACGGTGGGGGCGCTCACAGCAGCGCCTCCCCAACAGATGCCAGGGCGCGGGCGAAGCCGGTGGTGCGCTGCAGGCGCGCGGTGTGGCGGGCGTGCTCGGCCGCGTCAGCGGCCAGGGCTGTGGCCAGGGCCGCCAGGCTGGTGTGCAGGTCCATCGCATCCTCGGCCCCCCGCGTCGCGGTTGTCTTGGGGCGTGGATGCAGTCTAGCCAAAGACTATTGAATCAGTCAAGCAAAAAACTAGAATCGTTGAATCTGCAGTGTTCACGTGTTGCCATTTGCTCCATCGCAACAAGGCTGCCGGTAGCATCTTCACCCTCCAACTTCTCGAAAGGCCCGCCATGCGGATCCTGTTCTTCATCGTCGCCATGCTGGCCATCGCCTGGTCGGGCCTGGCGTTCCTGTCGGCCAAGAGTGCGCTGCATGAAATTGCGGCGATGGTGCTGGGATTGATCGGCCTGGTGAGCCTGATAGGCGCGGCGCTGCTGGAGGCCGTGAACCGCCTGCAGCCAGAACAGCCCACGGAGGCCACCCATGGCAGGTGCGAGGAATGCGACGAGGTGGTGCGCAAGGCAGCCAAGCGCTGCCCGCACTGCGGGGCGGCTCAGGTCAAGGCGTGAGGCAAGCGCAGGCGCCCATCAGAAGCGCCTGAACTCAAGAACCTTGCAGGCAGGCCTCATGCCGCCGGCTTGAGCGCTTTACTGTGCGCGCTGCTGTCTATGCGCAGCTGCTCACGGCGGGACATCAGCCGGTCGTAGCACTCAAGCATCGCCTCCTCCATGATGGCGCGCTCGGCAGGACTCAGGCTCATCCAGTATGACGCCGGGAAGCGCTGCATGGGCCAGGCCGGCTCTGATGCCCCGCCTGGCCATGCGGTCACGGGCTCGCCGGTTTCCACCACGCCGGTGAGCCAGTCGGGGAAGGCCTTGTCCAGACGCTTGCGAAGGCTGGGGCCCACGCTCTTGAGCTTCTTGCTGGTGCTGTGCGGCTTGAGCTGGGCGATCTGGTACAGCGATTGGTCGTTGGCATCGATCTTGTCGGCCACGGCGATGTAGCTGCCTTCGCGCAGGATCAAGCGCTGCAGGGCGGCCACCAAAGGGTCGTCGGTCTTGGGGAACTGGAGCATGGCCGGGGACTGTCTAGCAGCCGGCTTGTAGGCGTCCAGTGCCAAATGCTTGCACTTCTGGCTAGTCAATGGCTAGAATGGTCCGCATGTCGAACGATTCCACCCGCGATTCAGCCCGCGTGCCGGCCCAGGCCCGGCAGGCGGCCGCGCGTGAGCTGGGCCTGAATGAGCAGTACCTGTACCAACTGCTGACCAAGCGCGGCCGCGCGCCGCTGGAGCGCTGCCCGGCCATCGAGCAAGCGCTCAAGGGCATGGTCACGTGCGAAGAACTGCGCAGCGACGTGGCCTGGGCCCGCATCCCCGACCCCGCCTGGCCCCACCCGGCCGGCCGGCCTGTCATTGACGTGGCGCGGCCTGTGGCTGCGGTGAAGGAAGCCGCTTGACCTTCAAACCCTCGGACGGTGGCCCCCGTGCAGTGCCAAGCCACCGACCCTTTGCGCCAGGCTGGCCGGCCGTGATGCCGGCTGCTGGCTGTTGTGCACGCCCGGCCGTCCCTCCTGCGGCCCACCAGGCGGCCAGCCAGCGGCGCGTTTTTTCTTCCCTGAGCTTCGGCACCGACCATGCCCGCCATGGTGCGGGCCTGGCCCGGGCCGGTGTTGAGCAAACGCAAGGACGAATCTGATGGCAGGCCAGCGAGTCAGCACCCAGGCCGCAGGCGGCCGCGCCGCACCTACCGGGCGCAAGGTGGTGCAGTTCGAGGCGCGGATCGGCAACCTCTACCTCACCCGCATGGGCCGCGTGTGCAAGCTGCTGCGCATCGAGCCGCCCACGTCCGATCGGCCGGATTGCCTCCTCGGCTTCGGGTACGTGGATGACCACAACCGCGTGTTGCGCATCGGGCCCAGCATCGACGGGTTCGACATGCACGAACGCATCGCCAGCCGCCTGCTGACGAGGGTGGGGGCGCCGTGAACGCGCAGGACGTGGTCGGCCAGATGCTGGCAGCAGGGCTGGAAGTTCCGCCCATGCCGCTGGACCTGACCGGCCGCGTGCGCCGCTTCGGCCCGAAGAAGAACCAGTGGTACCGGCTGCGCGAGGTGCGCACCGATGCCGGCACCTACGTGGTGACGGGCAGCTTTGGCGACTGGCGCGGCCAGGAGCGCCACCGCGTGGAGGTGGACTGGCAAGGCATCACCGAGGCCGAGCGTGACGCGCTGCAGGCCCGCCGCCAGGCGCAGGCCGAGGCCGATGCCCAGGCCCGCGCCGCCGCCGCCGCCCAGGCCGCCATGACGGCCGCCGAGCTCTGGGCCAGCGCCGCCCGCGAGCCCCTGGGCCCCGTGCCCTACCTGCAGCGCAAGGCGGTGCAGGCCGAGGGCTGCCGCTACCTGCGCGATGGCTCGATCGTCATCCCCCTGCTGCGGTATGACCTGCCGCGTGACCAGGCGCTGAAGGCGCTGCAGGTCATCCGCCCGGATGGCACCAAGCGCTTCACCAAGGGCTTCGAGAAGCCGGGCTGCTGCCTGCGCCTGGGCCATGTGGTGGTGGGCGAGCCGCTGCTGATCTGCGAGGGCTGGGCCACGGGCCTGAGCCTGCGCATGGCCCTGGAGCGCAAGCTGCCCGTCTTCGTGGGCCTGGACGCCGGCAACCTGCTGCCCGTGGCGCAACTGCTGCGCGGCCTGCATCCGCACAGCCCGCTGCTGATCTGCGCCGATGACGACTGGCGCACCGAGGGCAACCCTGGGCGACTGAAGGCGCACCAGGCCAGCCGCACCGTGGATGACTGCCACTACACCTGGCCGATCTGGGCCCGCCTGCCGCGCGGCCCCAAGGACACGGATTTCAACGACCTGCACTTGAGTGCAGGCCTGGGCGTGGTGCGGCGGCAGCTGCGGCACGCCTTCTACGTGCTTGGCTCAAGCGTGCTGGAACCGCTGAATGTCGCAGCCTGACAACGTCATCCGAATGGCAGAAGAACCTCCCACCCCACCGGCCGGCGCAAACGCGCCCATCGAGGGGGGAGGGGGCTTGCATGAGCTGCTGTCGCAACTGGTGCGCATGGCCGGCGTGGAGGGCAAGCGCCCGCGCGCTGCAGCGCCAGGCCGCCCACGCAAGGCCCGCACCGCCAACCCTGGCGCGGTGGGCCGGCTGCTGGAGAGCTTTGCGCTGATCTACGGCACGCAGACCGTGTGGGACGACGAGACGCGGCGCATCGTGCCGGTGCAGGCGCTTCGCCTGGCCATGACGAATGACGCCGTAAAGGCCTGGCTGAACAGCCCGGAACGGCGCATGGTCAAGCCCGAGGAACTGCAGTTCGAGCCCGGGCGCGAGCTGGAGGCGCCCCGCATCAACCTGTTCGACGGCTTCGACATGCAGCCCAAGAAGGGCGACTGCCGGCCCATCATCGAGCTGCTGCAGTACCTGTGCGGCGAGAGCGCGGCCACGCCCGAGGGCTGCGCCGAGGTGTGCGCCTGGGTGCTGCGCTGGCTGGCCCTGCCGCTGCAGCGCCCGGGGGCCAAGATGCGCAGCGCGCTGGTCTTCCACGGCCCGCAGGGCGCGGGCAAGAACCTGCTGTTCGAGATCGTGGCCGGCATCTACGGCAAATACGCCATGGTGGTGGGCCAGGACCAGCTCGAGGACAAGTTCAACGACTGGGCCAGCATGAAGCTGTTCCTCATCGGTGACGAGGTGGTGGCCCGCCAGGAGCTCTACCACCACAAGAACAAGCTCAAGGCCTTCATCACGGGCGAGACGATCCAAATCAACGCCAAGATGATGCCGCTGCGCACCGAGGCCAACCACTGCAACGTGGTGTTCCTCAGCAACGAGCAGCAGCCCCTGGCCCTGGAGCCGGGTGACAGGCGGTACATGGTGGTCTACACCCCGCCGCGTGACGAAAAGGGCCTGTATGCCCGCGTGGCCGAGTGCCTGGGCAAGGGCGGTGCCGCGGCCTTCTACAACTTCCTGATGACGGTGCCGCTGGACGGCTTCGACGAGTTCCAGATCCCGCCCATGACGCGGGCCAAGGAAGACCTGATCGAGCTGGGCCTGCGCCCGCAGGAGCGCTTCGTGCGTGAGTGGGTGGCGGGGTATCTCCCACTCCCTCTGCGGGTATGCAGCACCGAGCAGCTGTACCGCGCCTTCCAGCGCTGGGCCCAGGCCACGGGTGAGCGGTTTCCACCGGCGCAGGTGGTCTTCAGCAAGGGCGTGGAGAAGGCGGCGCGCGGCAAGCTGCGCTGCCACAGCGTCAAGCTGGACCAGGGGCAGAACGGCAAGCAGGCCATCCGCGTGTGGATACCGGGCGATGCTGGCCCGCCAGACGGCCAGACCATGGGCGAGTGGGCCAAGGACAGCTGCGTGGCCTTCGAGAGCGACATGGCGCGCTTCAGCCGGCACTTCGGCGGCGGAAAGGGCGAGGACGGCGACACATGACACGCCCCATCGGTTACGCGGGTTGCGCGGCGGTTGCGCGGCGGTTGCGCCGGAAACCCGCGTGGTTACGTGAGTTGCGCGACTTTCGCGCGCACGCACACATGAGCAAAACACCCAAAGTGTTTTTTGACCAGCAACCTTCAAACGCGCGTTTTCGCGTAACTCGCGCAACCACGTGCATATGTCGCGCAACCACTCGCGCAACCTCCGCGCAACCTACACCCCCATCACGTAACCAGACCATGAACGAAAAGAAGAGAGGCGGGTTGAGGGATGAAATGCCTGGTGCTGCAGCTTTGGTGGACGAGCTGCGGCTGATGTTCGGCCAGGCCTGGGTGGACGCAGCCCTGCGCGAAGGCCTGCGCCTGCAGCGTGAGCACGCCAGGCGGGCCGCAGAGCAGGGCCAGGCTGCCGCAGACCAATGGCTGGACGCCCAGCCTCTCAAAGCCCCCGCCATCCGCGTGGCTGAGGCCGGCAAGGTGGTGGGCGCCCTGGTGGGCAACAGGCCGGCCCGGCTGGCCGCAAGAGGAAGAGCATGAGGATCACCCTCGAATCCAACATCGCCCAGGTGCGGGCCCAAGTGGCGCAGTTCTCAGACCGCCGCTTCAACGCCGCCATGGCCACGGCCCTGACGCGCACGGCGGTGCAGGTGCGCGCAGGCGTCCAGGCCGAGCTGCCCCGCGTGCTGGACCGGCCCACGCCTTACACGCTCAGGCAACTGCGCTACGTGGGTGCATCGGCCGACCGGCTGGCTGCAGCCGTGGGCTTCAACGTGGTGAGCGTCACCGATGAGCGCGGCGCGCGCATCGGCTTCCGCGACCTGGGCCCGGGCGAGACGCCGGCCGGCAAGTACCTGCAGCCCAACATCGACGGCGGCACGCGGCGCGTGAAGCGGCTGGAGGAAGCCCTGCGCGC